TAAATAAAGTAGATTTAGACAGTACTCTAACAGTGAGTTTTGAACAAAGAAACGAAAATAAATTTAATGATGGAGACATTGTTTGGAATAAATCTAGTGAACAACTTCAACTTTGGACAGGAAAAAAATGGATAAATCTTTACAAAGGAAACGAAGACGGAGTAGGCGCAGTTGGTGGTTTAGGGAATCTCAGTGTTTCGACAAATGGAAATACAATAGTAAACATAACAGTCCCGAACACAGTCTACAACACAGAGACTTGGTACACCTGATGAATAAAGATAAATTAATAGAAGAATTAATTATGGACGAAGGTTATAAAACTGAAACATATCACGACCACCTTGGATTTCTTACACTAGGAGTTGGTCATTTAGTTTTAAGCTCAGACCCTGAGTTTAAAATGCCAGTAGGTACTCCTGTTGCAGAAGAACGTATTAGAGAGTGCTTAAATAATGATATTGATACGGTTTGTGAAGAACTAGATAGAAACATGTCATGGTGGCGAGGACTTGATAGTGTGCGACAAAAAGTTTTAGCAAACATGTGTTTTAATTTAGGTTATCCTAGACTTAGTAAGTTCGTTAAATTTATAGACGCGCTTCAAAAAGGTGACTGGAAAAAAGCAAGCGAAGAAATGATAGATAGCAAATGGGCTACTCAAGTGGGAAGAAGAGCGATTAGGTTACAACAAATGGTAATACACGGAGAAAAATAATGCCAAGTAAAAAAACACATAAAACTAAAGACGGCAGAACAGCTAAAAAAGGTCTTTATTATAATATGAATCAAAGAAAAAAAGCAGGAACAAGCCGACCAGGAAAAGGAACTGTGTCTTCTAAAGCTTTAAAAAGATCTGCGAGAACGGCTAAGAAGTAATGGCGACTAAGCGTAAGGAAAAACCTATACGACGCACTACGAGCGGAAAAGGGGCTAATTATCGCAAGACTAAATCGGGCGCGGGGATGACCGCTAAAGGTGTAAAAGCTTATAGAAAAAAGAATCCAGGATCTAAATTAAAAACAGCAGTAACAGGAAAAGTAAAGAAAGGAAGTAAGGCAGCAAAAAGAAGAAAATCTTATTGTGCACGATCAGCAGGGCAAATGAAGAAATTTCCTAAAGCAGCAAAAAATCCTAAATCAAGACTAAGACAAGCAAGAAAAAGATGGAAGTGTTAATATGAAAGGTGTAAATCATTATAAAAAAGACGGCTCTGTTCATAAAGGACAGATGCATAAAATGTCAAACGGTTCAGTACATACAGGTAAAGCTCACACTAAAAACAGTAAATCATTATTTCATTATGGAGAACTAAATAACAAATCAAAAGCTAAAGCTAAAGCTTCTTGGGGAAAGAAGTAATAAATGGAGAACTCAACATGTATGAATATAGTTGTAAAGTTAAGAGAGTGGTGGACGGCGACACTGTGGATGTTGTTCTTAACCTTGGTTTTGATATCCTCTACGATTGTAGGGTTCGTTTGGGTGGGATTGATACTCCCGAGTCGAGGACTCGTGACTTGGATGAAAAAGCACGAGGTAAACTTGCCAAAAGTTTTCTTCAAGAATGTATTAAAGGGAAAAAAGTTGTATTGAAAACAAGACTAAAAGATTCAAGAGGAAAATTTGGTAGAATTATTGCAGAAGTTTGGGCAGAATTTGAAAAAGGCTCTATGCGTAATGTTAATGAATTAATGATAAAAGAATGCCACGCAGTAAAATACAACGCAGAAAATAAAGCTTTAGTTGTAGAAGCGCACATGGCAAATAGAGCAGTTTTAATAGAAAAAGGAATCTTTGTTCCTAAGGAGAAATAACATGAAAATAGGTGGATTATTAAAAAGTGTAGTAGGAGCCGTAGCCCCTACTCTTGGTACTGCACTAGGTGGACCAATGGGAGGCATGGCTGCTAAACTGATTTCAGAAGTATTAGGTGTTCCTAATACCCCCAAAGCTATTGATAAAGCTATACAAGAAGCTACTCCTGAACAACTTCTTGAACTTAAGAAAGCAGAACAATCATTTGAAATTCAAATGAAAGAACTTGAAGTAGATGTGTTTAAATTAGAAACAGCAGATATACAAGACGCTAGAGGAAAATTCAGTGGTGATTGGACTGCTCGAATAATGGGGTTAGTTGTTGTTGGAGGGTTTATGGGTTATATATTTTTAGTAACGTTGCAGCCACCAGAACAAAACAGTGAAGCTTTAATTAATCTTGTGCTGGGTTATTTAGGTGGGTTAGCTTCCGCTATAATTAGTTTTTATTTTGGAGCATCTCATTCAAAAAAAGATGAATAATTCTATGTATAAAATTTGGACAAGCGTTATCGCACTTAGTTTATTTTCATTAGGGATTAATTCTGCTGTAGAACAAACAGGTACTGGATGCGCTAATGGAACACAATATTGTGAAAACAACACGTTAGAAACAGAAAATACGACAACGACAACGAATACAAATACGAATACGAATGTAAATACAAACACTAACAACAACACAAATAACAACACGAATACGAATGCGAATACGAATGTAAATACAAATACGAATAACAGCACGAATGCGAATACGAATGTAAATACTTCAACGAACAGTAACGCGAACACTAACGTAAACACCAGCACTGCTAACAACACCAGCACTAACGCAAATACAAATACAAACAACTCAACAAGCAATAACACTTCGAATGTTACTCAAGCGGTAACTAATAACAGTACGAGCAATAACACAAACAATTCAACAAGTACTGCAAACAACACAAACAGCAACACAAACGTAAATAATTCAACATCGGATTCAAATGTCAAAACTAATAACACGAATAGTAATACCAATAACAACAATTCTGTATCTGCTAACACTAACAGAAATATTAACCAGTCAAATTCTACCCAAACTATAAATCAGAACGTCACAACTAAAGCTCCGCCTGCTAGTGCAATAGCTCCCAGTATCATGAGTTATTCACAAGACTTATGCACGGTAGGTAGATCAGGAGCGTTCCAAGGTCAAGTATTTGGGTTCTCAACAGGAGGTACAGTCACCGATCAAAACTGTGAAAGATTAAAACTTTCTAAATATTTGTACGACACAGGAATGAAAGTTGCCTCTGTTTCCATCCTTTGCCAAGACTCAAGAGTTTTTAAAGCTATGGAAATGGCAGGAACTCCTTGCCCATATAAAGGAAAAATAGGTAAAGAAGCCAGTACCGCCTGGAAAATAAACATAGAAGACAGACCAGACTATACCGAAGTAGTGGCTAAATATGTAAAAAAGTGTAAACAAACAAGAAACACTAATGGTAAAAAGAAATCAAAAAATACTTGTATAAGAGAGTTTAATGTCAGAACCTAAGACTAAACTAACCGAGCTTTTAATAATCGGAGCTGTGGTGGGTATAACTGCTTTAGTTCTTTTATTGTCTTTTAAAACAGAAGCTTCTTATACTTATGAAGCAAACCAAGCTTTAATAGATTTAACTAATACTACAGGAACTACAAGTTTAGCTGCTAGTGATGATGGAGTGTCTAACGCTTTTGCTTTAGGCTTTACGTTTGATTACTACGGACAAGAGTTTACACAAGCAAGAGTAGCCACTAATGGTTGCTTACACTTTAAAACTAGTGGGGTTTTCTGTAGCGACTTTACCCCTGACCCTATCTCAGGACAACACACCTACACTATGTATCCTTTTTGGACAGACCTTATAAGAGACAATGGGTCTTCGGTACTTGCTAAAAGTTACTCAGACAAGACAGTTTTTGGGTGGTACGACATGAAAGAATATGGTCGTAACAACACTAACAACAGCTTTGAAGTTATCTTGTGGGGCAATGATACATTTGAATATCGGTACGGGGTGTTAGACATAGAAAAACACGACGTGTTAATCGGTGAAATAGGCGGCAGTAATTCTGAAAAGTATCAATACTTTTTTCACGATCAATGTAGTACAGGAACAACTAATTTATCTGACTGTGTTAGTAGCACTTGGAACAACGCGAATATAAATACAACATTAGAGAATGGTGGTTCTTTGTCTGGTGCAACTATAGACTGTAGTGACCCCCTCAATAATTCAAGTTGTTCAGGTTATGCTTCTGCATACTTGAGCCAAGAGTGCGGCTTAACGCAACTGTACAGCGAAGAATGTCCTGACTATTGGGAGTCTTATGAAGATTTACAATGCGATGAGAACCCACAGTATGCTCCGTCATGTCCAAGTTACAGACAGGAAGACAGCTTTGCATATTTTAATGAAGAGGAAGACTACGGCTATACCGAAGAAGACATGTGGTATGACGAGGAGTTTGACGAGTGGTTAGACCCTAACGACCCTTGCTATGAGAACAGG